AACACGGTATATACCAAGGAATTTTGACATTATCTAATTGTTCTTTATTCTTTTCAATAAATATATTATACACATCTTCAATAAGTTCGTTAGGACAGATGGACAATAGTTCATGTGCCCGTTTACCTAAATCAAGGCTGGTTTGGCCGCCGAGGCCGATATTTGCTTTCTCTCCGGATCTTTTGTATCCAAGGAGTAGCCCAGCATTGACGTAAGGTATTCTTTCAAAGGGTTGTTGACGAATTTTCTGGTCCTTAGTTATAAAGTCTATTGGTTCCCTTCTTCTCCAATAGGTTCGTGAATTAATTTCCACGAATTCTGTAGAGCGGAATGTTTTCCCTAGACTTTCTTCTAAACCACCAAATCGGGTGATGGCTTGCCAAAATTTGTAGATCTTATGACTACCTTTTATTGCCACGTCATCACCATTAATCAACATATTTGTATCTCTTAATAAGACCCTTCTTTCCTCCGCTATCTCTATGGCCCATCTGCACATTGCAGCATTGGCTATGCATAGAATAGGGAAGCTAACGATAGATCCCATGAGCTGGCCTCTTTTCTGATCAACAATTTCACCGTTGATTTCGAATTTATGGCCGGTTAGTGCTCGCTTGAGTAGGTCACGTTCTGTGCCTTCCTTCAAGAGGATTGTATCTGATATCGCATCTGCGATCTCTTCAGATACCCAACTGTGTAAGTTGTCAGTTGCGGCCTTGTAGTCTCCTGAAAGATATTCCTCCTCGATATTTAGTTTACCTCCTAGACCATTAAGAATTTCTTCTTCGTTGTCTGGGGTTCCTATTAATCGAAAGGTTTTGTGATTCTTTAGCACCTTAAACATAAACTTTTGCAACGTTTTTAACGCTGTGTAAGTATATGGTGGTCCTTTTGATATCACTCTAATCTTCAGTGGCTCGGCTAATCCTACAGGTTCTACTAATGGTGTTTCATCCTTTGCCAACTTAAGGATTCGGAACCATAACTTATTGAACTTCTTCTTAAATTTATCTATATTACTAATTTTTATTTCATCATCTATTCTCTCTTCCCC